TGATCTTTAATTGATATGGAATTTCCAAATCTAGTCTCAACAATATTAAGTTTTGACTGACGAGTCATATGAGCTGACACTATCATTGATACGTTATATCCAAATTCAGCGCCACCGAACCAGTTTTCAGGATCTTTACCAACAACCAATTGATTGTCGTTAAGTGAATCAATTTCAAAAAATCTGGAACGATACTCTAATATATCACCGATTTCTGGCACTAGGTCTAATTCAACTAAATCGTCACGCAAAAAGCCAAATGTTGCTGTTTGAGTTGACTCTGATCCATAGTCTAGGTCTTGCCATTGAGTGTCGTCTACGGTAGCGATTACCGGAACTAATACGGCTCGATGATATTGTCTCGAAGTCGTTTCGTCATAAATATTTGTGCTGGTAGTAACAAGATCTAATTTGTAGAATAATACCTCAGTATCAATATACCGATGTATTAATTCTTTATTAATTCTCCTAAATAAAGATACGTCTCGCTGTCCTCCGTATAATGCCATTATCCAATATAAATTGGCATAGGCACTTTATTTAATTGAGATTGTAAATTGTCAGCTTCTTCTGTCATTTTTTGCATTTGTGCTTGACGGCCTACAGCTTCTAAACTTTCTCTTAAATTAGTTACCAATGCATCTTTTTCTGTTTGTGCTTGGGAAATTAAATCTTGCCCATTTAATGTAACTTCAGAACCTGGTATAGGAATTGATCCGTATTTATTTCGAATATTTCCCAAGACTTCTTTTGCTAATGCTAATGTATACTTAAATATCCATTGTTTACCTGATGGATTAATTTCATTGTATACATGTAATTGGTACGGAGCATTTGAAATATCTCCCGCACCAGTCATTGTTGAAGTTAAATTTGCTCTATCTTCAGTCGTAATATAATCAATATATAATTTATAATCATAAGTCGGAATAGGAAATATTTTTAATCTATTTCCAGTTAATTCAAATGAATATCCTGACTTGCGTATCATATCATTAAACTCAATAGCCTGTATTCTTAATAAATCGGCATACATTGGCATCATTAAAAATGATACTCCCGGAGAATATGCACCCCATCCAAAATTTTCTAATAATTGTTGAGAGCCTAAACCTGTGCCAACAAAGGGATCAAAATATCTTACAATTGCGGGTGGTGTCGTGTGGTATATTTTTTTAACTTCAATAGTTTTTGAACTATCCCCGGCAACCTCAAAAGAAAAATTAGTTAAGTCATATACTTGTTGACCCGTGCTAATATCAATTGAAGCCGATTTATATGTTAAATATCCACCGGAACCAGCCTCGGTTCCATAATTTTTTGCAATGCCAATTATTCTATCTAATGTAGCTGTAATTGGCTTTCCGGTTAAGTTAGCACTCGTAGAGCTTCCTTGCAATAAAAGCATATTGTCTCTAATTGCAAACTCATTTACTTGATTTGAATATTCTAATACAGCCTCTTCAAAAGCTGTATAAAAATGTATGTCTTGCAACTCAACTTCACTTAAAGGGTATCCTAAACGAGTAGCACACCAGTCAGATACTTTATCTGCGTGTTGCTGGAATGTGCTGTCTGTGTCAAAGAAACCGAAAGGAGTCTGCCCCGTGGACGGAGCAAAGCTACTAGATCCAGGCCATATTGGAATTTGTACTGCCATTTCGTTCTTTCTTTAATATAAATATCTTTTGTATCAAATTACGGTGTTTTTAGTTACGCTATTTGAGTTACTGTCAATATGATTGATGGAGTTGCTGGTCGTGTTGGTGTTGATTGTGTTCCTAAATATTCAAATTGTCCAGTTGATGCGGCACAACTCCACATTATTTCAACATACTGACCTGCATTTAGTTGAGTTAAGAAGTTTAGTGCAGCAACTGCATATAATCCACTTCCTAATGATTTAATCAAACTAAACTTTGTATTAGAGTTTGGTACATTTACTTCATTTATTCTAAACCAAATATCAAATGTAATGTCCGAATTATCGGTGTTACCTAATTGATTTGAAAATTGAATATTATATACGCCAGTATTGGCTGGAGTTATTCTCGTTGGTAATCCACTTGCATTATTTGTAATAGATACACCATCAGTTCCATCCGTTACTTCATATTTCATTGCATAGGCTGTATCAGCCGAACCCGATTGAGTTTCTAATGAATAGAATTGTCCGTAGTTGAATTGTAAATGTCCTTTGTGATAAAATCCACTTTGAACATTTACATCACTATCAAATACGGATGAACCGCTTACTCTTAAAGATCCGCTAATAGTTTTAGTACCAGTCTGGATATGATCACCTACTTGGGTTATACTTCCGGAAATATAACTAAATGAGCCTGTCGATGCTCGGAATGATCCATTTCCTAAAAGCTGCATACCTCCTACAGAAATCTCTAGGTTGCCTAATTTATTTGTAATAACTGCGTCCGGATTTCCTGGCGTATCAGATTGTATTGAAAGCGATCCTGATGAAATATATATTTCTTTCCATGGATTATTAACAGTACCTAAACTAAACGATGAAGATACGGTAGGTACTAAATTTCCTGTAAAAGTTTGAGTTCCTGTAAATGTATTTGAACCCAGAGTTGCTAAACTACCAGAGTCAGAAACGTATATAGGATCTGATTCTATTATAGTAGTGCTAGCACTTCCTGAATGGTACGGTACTATTGGGTAATTATATGGCCCTGGTATTGTTATTGACATATTGTATTAATTATTTTAATAATGTGTAATATTTATACTTTATGAATTTTAACAATTTTTGAAGCCGGAACCCTGCCTTTGATTGCAAATTGCGAAGTCATTCTAATTGACTGAATTGGCGAGTCTTTATCAACTCCTCCATGCTGCAGTGCAGCTAACATTTGAACCATACTCATATTTGATTGAAAGTCGTCATCAGCCACTACATTTTGTGACATTGGCCAATTATTTATTTCAATAACAATAGGCTTTGCTTTAATGCCCAGCCTTTTGTACATCGCTACTGCGTTCTTTGCATAATATGCGGCCCTGTCAAAATCAATTGACCAATATGTTCTATTTTCAGAATCTTCTCCATAAAATTGAGTCCATTTTAAAGTTTCTCTGTCTGTTTTTGACGGAGGTACAATTCCCAATTGCTGTATAGACTCTAAATCTTTATCTGTCGTGCCATGAAAAGCTTTTGGTATCTTATTTGAAAATGTAGCATTATAATTAAGAAAATCAGACATTTTAAGTGATCCAATATTCTTTTTAGAATCTGTCATTGGAATATTAACTTTCCAAGACATATCAATTAACTTAGCCCTTAAGGTGTCTTTGACCGCTTGTTGCATTTTAAGTATATCCTTAAAACTAGACCAATCATCATAGTCAACTAACTCGACAAGCTTTTCATCGGGATTAATACGCAAAGGAAAATTCTTTGCTAATGAAGGCATCATTTGAGAGTTAGGAGACATTGCCATTAAATCTCCATTGTTCCATATTAACGTATATGGTTTAGTAGTATCAATTTCATCAATACCACGAAGTGATTTTAACTCAGATAAAAGGTCCGTTAACTTAATCATTATTTTAATAAATTATAAAATTCTTTAAAATGCTTAATTCGGTCTGGCAATCCTAAAGTTCCGCCATTTACTCGCTTTGTTACCATTGCCGTTGTAGCATCGTCAGCTCCTTTATCACAGATAGCCCAAAGGTTATTTGAGTTAAAGAAAAATGCGGCTGACATTAATGGGTATTTGGTAGCCACCAAATCAGGATTACCTAAAATATCATCGTCTACCATTTTATCAAATTTAGCATAATTAGCCCGTCCTGTCAATTGGATATATCCACGGCCTCTAAATTTCCATCCATCGCCTGAAGCTGTATCGCCATTAGACATTCTATTAGCGTATACTACATTAGCAATCTTTTCTGGGTTGCGAGCATAGTCAGCTGCATTTCTCCCAGCATTTTTAAAATACTTAGGAAACACTTTATTAAGACCATCTGCTGAGTAATTTAAGTTTTCACTTACCGCTTTAAACTTTCCCGATTCATGAGCACATTGTGCTAGAAAATGTGCTAATCTTAAAGTATTTGTAATATTAAATTTAGCTGCCGTATCTGGAATTTGTGCAATTACCGCATCAGGTACATGGCCTTTTAAAGCATCTAATTTAAATTCTGAAGTAGGTATTGAAATAGTCGATGGCTCATTACTAAACATCTTTCCCCAAGTGCTATTACCAACAATGCCGTCGGCTGTTAACCCGTTTGCAGTTTGCCAAGCTTTTACAGCGGCCTCAGTTTTTGGTCCAAAATCGCCGTCAGCAACTAATCCCAATTTTTCTTGGAGCTTTTTTACATCATCTCCGCTTGATCCATTTTTAAGTAGCATAATTTTTAAAATTTTATATGTTCCGCGTCTGTCGTATGTATTACCTCTAATTTAATATCAGGGTATTTTTTAGTTAATTCCGAAACTGCTTTTACATTTTTAATAGAATCGTCAATAAAGACAATATCTGAATATCCTTTTTTAATTTCTTTTTCGATATAATTTGATTTTTTAATAGGATTTGCATCGCCTAACGCAACTACATATATATCTAAATTAAAATTCTTTTTTAAATACCGCTTAACTGGATATCCTAATAAACGAGCGGTTAATATCGTAGTCTTTGTATTAGAATCGCTAGCAGCTTTTTTTAACAATTCAATATTCTTTTTAATTGGTGCAGCAGTTTTTACAATAGCGTCAAATTCTTTAAAATTAAATGTATCGCCGGGCTTTGGCTCATATACTGCAAATTCTGCTGGGGTTAAGGTAAACTCTTTGTCTTTGTTATGTACAATAATATTTGCCTTAACCTTGGCTAATGTGTCGTCAAAATCAAAAATTCTTAATTTTTTTGTTTTGGCTTCATTTATAGAATTAAATGCAAACGCTTTTGGGTCTGAATACACTTTATGTTGCTCAAACTTCGGCAAATATTTTTGCATTTCTTCACCAAAATAGTTATCTAATATATCCATTATTTATACTCTGTATATACGGTTAAAATTTCTGGCACGATAGGATGCCTATGATTATTTAATAATGTTATAACCTTAACTCCATTGACGCGCGATTCTAAAATTTTAAAAAAGTCAACTCCCGACTCTTTTTTGTTTTTAAGATCAATTTGTGCAATATCTCCACAAAAAATCATTTTTGAATTAAGCCCTAATCGACCAACAATCATCTCTGTTTGATTATTATTTACGTTTTGAGCTTCATCCACAATAACCACCGAATCCACAAACGTCCTACCCCGTACAAATGCGAACGGAAGAATCTCGATCTCTTGGTTATCAACCATCTTATCGATTGTCTGCTTATTATATAACATATATAAATTAGCATAAATTGGGGCTAGCCATGGATCCATTTTTTCTTTCATTGATCCTGGTAAGAACCCAATTTCGTCAGCTGACGCGACATTTGGTCTCGTAATAATAATTTTTTCAATTTGGCGGGTAAAAAACATATCTAATGCAATTTGACACGCTACTAATGTTTTTCCAGATCCTGCGGCACCTTTAATTAGAGTAACAGTATTGTTTAATACTTCAGCCTTTGCTGCCTTTTGCTCTTCATTTAATTGTATATTAAATTTAATTGCGCCTTTTGGTTTGCGCTTTTCGCTATTTGACAAACGGGCTGGTCTTTGTTGTTGAGTGTCTTCCATAAGTAACTAATTAAGATTCCATTTATTAATAAATATCTTGTTTGCTCCTTTATAACAGTAGAAAAGGGACTATTACTAGCCCCTTTTCCAATTAATTGAGTATGACTCTAGATTATACTAAATTCAAACCGTGAACCTTAATAGTTCCGTAGAATTCAGGACGAACCATCTTCTTCGCGTAACGAGTCATAACACCTTTACGTGGAGTAAAGTTGGTAGGATCGTATACTAAAGGAGTCATGATCAAAGGTACATATGGAGCATATACTGCACCAGTCTCAAGGAATTGAGCACCTCTGTAACCCATCAAGATCACGTTGTCAGTCATATATGGGTTTTTGTAGACAGTGAAGCGGCTGTTTAACAAACCAACTTTCTGAACACCCATTGCAAATTGTGATTTATCACCATTAGTGTCAGCAGCATATCCAGGAATAGATTCCAAGATAGTTGCAACGTCAGGAGAACATACTAAGAAGTTAGCTCCACCACGCATAGTCTTTTGGTGAATTTTGTTAGATACCTTTTGGATCTTAGTTCCCAAAGTTTGGAACCATTGACCTTGGTTATAAGCAGCAGCGGCTGAATTACCAATTGAAGCAAAGCTATCAGTTGCAGCGCTATACTCATATCCTAATTGTGCTGACCATTTCTCTTCGGTAACTGCATTTTGGATCAACATATCTAAGATCTCGAGGTCAATCTCTTGAGAGATATACTCAGACAACATAGAAGTCAATTCAGCTTCAGCATCGATTGAATGGTAAGCGTTAAGGTCTTGAGCGAATTCAGGAGACCATACTGCTTTCAACTTACGAGTCTTAGCAATAATAGCTTCTGATTTCAATTCAACGTTCAATTCAGGAATGTTGATGTCAGTTCCGTTACCTGCAGTATCTTCAAAGTCACCACGACCGTCAGCCGTTGGTTGTTTGTGGTACTGAACAGCAACGCCTTCAGCAGCACCAGTTTCGCTAATAGAACCTGAAACGATGAAAGTAACGTGAGTGTCATTTACATTTTTAGTGAATTGAGGGAAGTAAGTGTCAATACCTGAACCAGTGATTGCGAAAGCACGAACGCCTTCAGCATCTAAGCTAGGTAAAGCAGCTACAGCTACAGTAATTTTAGAGAAATCACCAGCAGCGATTGATGCAGAGTATGCAGCAGTGAATTTGCTGTCATAGTTAAACTCATCAAAATCAGCGTCAGCAGCCATAGTCAATGCAGCAACGTCAGCTAAAGTAGCTGAAGGAGTATAAGAACCAGAAGCACTAACTGATACTGTTAAGTCGTTGATTGAGTAACCGAAGCGACCTGCACCATACAAACCACCATTAGCGTCAGCAGCACCGGCAGTAGCACCGAATACTGAATTAGCTTGGTAAGCAGCTGATGAAGGAGTGGTAGAACCGCCGTTAGTAGTAGCGAATCCAGCTTGACCTGAAGCATATTTGAAATCCATATAGAATACAAGACCTGAAGGTAAATTCATAGGCTGTACACTAACGAAATCTTTAGCTGCGATTTCAGCGAATACACGACGTACTAAAGGAAGAGCTACACCTGACCACTGCTCTGAGTTAGAAGCAGTACCAGTTGAGTTAGCCTCAGATACTAATTGTTTTGCTTGGTTTTCAAGCATAATTGCCATACCGTGTTTGTCATACTCAGCGCCGAGGCCTTCTAACAAACCGGTCTTTTCCCACTTGGCTACTAAGCCTTTGGTTTCTTCCATCTGACGACGTACGGCAGATGTACTTTCGTTAAGAATGTTATTTAAAGACATTTTTTTGTTTTTTTAATTGTTTAAATTATTTTAAACCTGCTAATTTTTTGAAACGATTAGCTAACTCAGTACCTTCAGAAATTACTTGCTTTGCAGGTTTGGTTGAAGCAACAGGCTTCGAAGCAAATGATTCTTTAACTACTTTCTTAGTTGCTGCTGGCATTTTAAAGCCTTCAGCTAAAGTTGAGTAAACTAATTTGACCTCACGAATTGAGTGAGCTCTATCGAAATTTTCGATAACTTTCATTTTCTGTGACTCGTTTAAGCTAAAGTTACGGAATAACTTATTAGAGAAAAGAAGTTTAGCATTCAATAAATTAACTTCATTGATTTTACCTTTTAAGAAACGGATTACATTGTAAGCCTCTTCTAATTCTTCTTCATTTGTTTCCTCTTCTTCAGTCATCTCTTCCTCTGCTTCATCCTCTTCACGTAATGCGCGGATGATTTCGTCGATGTTGATTTCTTCATCTTCTCCTTCTTCCATGGCATCTTCTTCATGATCACCTTCTTCCATTGGCTCATCTTGGCCTTCGCCTTCTTCACCATCGGCTTCTTCAAGGTCTTCACCTTCTGAATCTGACATTTCTAATTCGCGGATGATTTCTTCTAAATCTAAATCATCTTCCTCTTCCATTGTTTCTTCTTCCTCTGCAGGAGCTTCTTCTTCGTTGTCGTCATCGTCATCATCGTCATCATCTGACTCTTCTGACTCTTCTGACTCTTCTGTTTCAGGTGCAGGAGCAGGAGCTTCTTCACCTTCTTCAACTTGAGTATCCATTTCCATTTCTTCTTCTTCTGTCATTTCTTCGTCCTCTAATTCCTCAGATAACTTAGCAGATAACATAGACTGAAGTCTTGGTTGGAAAGCTTCTTCAAGAGCAAGTTTTGCATTGGCTAAGGCTGTTTCTCTTACAGCTTTTGCATCAGCAATAGCTTCTTTTAATAAATCTTTCATGATTTGTCCTCTTATTAAATAAATTAATTGGAAATAAGATTATTAGGAATCTTAATAGAATATAAATTTTCTAGCGCCTTATAATATAGAACATGGATAAGGCATTGTGCGTTACATCAATAAATATGGGAGCGCTTAAGAAAACACTCCCATTTGATATATTTTTAATAAATTAAGCGATTGCTACTATCTGAGCAGCAATCCATTGGCCTATTTCTCCACTTTTAATAGCGGCCATAGCACCTTCAACTGCAACATGTAACCATTCAGCGTGCTGCAATGCCGCTGTTGCCTCTATTCCAGCATTTATACCTAATGTCAATAATATTACGACATATAATATTTCCGCAATTTTTTTCTGGCGTGCTGCATCAAGATCTTTAAACCCAGGCACTAATAGTTTTAAACCATTTTGAATTGCCCCTAAATATGATTTATGGAGGCTATGCCCGCCATGTATTATTTTTTCAGCAAACTTTTTCGTTGCGTCAGCACCTTTTTTGAATCCTAGTTTACCTATAACAGCGCCAATGCCTTTTACTAAATAACCGAATAATTCAACTAATTTTGGAATAGCGGCTACTAGACCTGCGACTAATGCACCGCTTATTACAAACTCATTAAGATCGCCTTCTTTTACTTTAGAATTTAATTTTTCAAGCTCTGGAATATCTTTCTTAATATCTTCTAATTCTTCTGGGTCTGCGGCAGTAGCTTTAACTTCACCAGCTCCTTTTTTAAGTTGGTCAACAAATATTTTCATTAAACTATCCATTGCCTTTTGCTCTGGCTCAGATAATTCTTCTCCCTCGGCCTCTAATAAGTGAGCGGGAGTTGTAAGTAATTCTTCAAAAATAGCCTCAACCTTTCTTTGAAACAATATACCCTCAGCAATTGGTACTAGTTGACGTGCCATTATTTTTCTTCTTTTTCAGATTTTTCAGATTTTTCTGCTTCCTCTGGAGATGTATAATTAGAGTCTACCCAATTAAAAAATTTCTTTTTCTGCTTATCATTTTCTAAATCTCCAGGGCCATTAATTTTAAATTTTTTCATGGCTTTTTGAAAAAACTTCTGGTAGTCTTGGCCTGAATTAACTAATTCATTAGCTTCATTAACCATAGAACCTACATCATAATATTTAGAAAGAGTTTCTCCAATATCTTCATATGCTGACTCTAGACGCTGCTGCAATGTATTCATTTCAGAAGCTGTCTTTTCGAAGATTTTATGGGCCTCGCCTAAATGTTTCATATGACGATTTACTGTATTTGCATCAAACCAATCCTCTGTTTCTGATAATGTTAAATGAGATGCCGCTTCAATTAATTCACCTAAGAATTTTGAAGTCTCAACAATATTATGGTTTCTATAAATATTACTAGAATGTTCGGCAAATCGATATACGGCCTCTAAAAATGCTTTCTTTTCTTCAGAAGTCATTTTAAGTTTTTGCTCGCCTTCCTTTAAAGGAATTAATGATGCTAATTTAATTGGTTTCATATCTTGTTTCATTTCTTTTAATTCGTGCATGTGCAATGCTGCTAAATACTTTCGCAGTGACTCTTTATTTCCTTTAGTGCACCCTACTTTTTCTTTAGTGTCTTTTTTATAGACACAATATTGGTCGCCTTCTTTTTTAGCGAAATAAGGCATTAGAATCTTCCTTTATATTTTCCATCCATAAAGAATACAGTTCCAATTTCTAAACCATTTGAACCGCCTTTTGGATGTTTATAACTGAAGCTATACATAAATGAATAACCTCCGATATGGTCTTTTAAAGGATATACTGAAATGCTTAGGTTTAATTCGCTAAATAAATTCTTCATTACTGGGGTGCGAATTTCTTTATCTAACGAAGTGCTATAATATAATGCATCTGATCTGCGACCTCTAGATTCGAGGCTAGGCATTGGTGCATTAATACCAGTCTGTTGTTTAAAATATGCCATCGCACCTTTTAAAATTTGCTCCGAAGGCTCTACTATTTCTTCACTGAGGATTGATTTAATCTCAGCTTCAATAAGCTTTCTTAATTGTGCTGTCTTATTCATGTTATTTTGGTGCATATTTAGAAGGAATCTGATCGATGTTTAATTTCGAACGGTCTTTGCCGTCAGCCAAAGCACCATTTACGTTATAACGACTTGGTACTTTATCAATATTTAAATCTGAGCGGTCAGTGGCAAATTGAGTTTTGCCGGCATAGGCCGATTTTTTACTATTAAAGGCGCTAGCGTTATATCTTTCTTCTAGGTTCATAATATATTGTTATTAAATGTCAGTTAAAATATCAGTAATTAATTTATTTACTTTATCATATTTGTTAATATCTAAAGTCCTATTAACTGATTCATGCATTGGCTTTAAAAAAGCTCCATGAGTAGAAGGATTAGATACGAAATCAAAAGCAATTAACTCAAAGTCATCTTGCACTTCTACAGATCCTTCTCCTAATTGTTTTACGGATCCTAAACCTCTTGAAGAAATGCCTAATTTAATTCCACACTTAAATAATTCTTTTAAGATATTTCCTGAAGGCGTTGATAAAATTTCAACTGTACCTACTAGATCGTCGCCATCCCAATGCATTTCAGTTACGTTATGAGATACATTATTTAAATTGACAACGGAACTATCTGGGTGGTCTAATTCTCCTAAAGCACGTCTTTCTTTAATATTGACGTCGCTGTATTTTTTTGCTTCACGCATTAATACTTCTTTAGGATATACTCGGCCATTTTGATTCTTAGCTTCAGCACGCTGCAATACGCCCTTAACTACTAATCGGCCATTATTTTTTTCCATAGACTCATTAATCATTTCCGGAGAAATGTCAAATGTAATGTAGTCTACTATTAATTTCTTGTTTTCCATATTATAGGTATAATTCTCTAGACAAACGTTTAAATGCTGACTCGTTGGTTACTGTATTTCCTTTTTTCTTTTTGGCTTTTTTATAACCTAACATTTCTACATTTGCATCAGGTAACTCACCGAATGCATTAGGAGTGTCATAAGCACCCGCCCCGGCACTAGTAGACATTTCCTTAATGTTTAGTTCATTCATAAAGAAATCAAAAACTTGATCCATATATTCTTTAGATCCAGTTAAATGATCGTCGGCCCAATCGTGCCCATTATTAAGTAAATTTTCAATTTGTGAATGATCTTGACTTAATAATATTTCACATTGTCTTTGGATTTGTTTTAAATTACTAAAAAACATATAATTTCCTGCAGCATTATCGTCTAATGCGCCTTCTCGTAAAGGTTTCTTTAATGACTTAAGGTAACTCATATTATACTTTTTTAAGCTCTTTTACTAATTCGTGATAACGTAATAAACTTAATATATGGTTATCTTTAATTGTCTTTGCCGATGCAATTTCATTAATTAAATTGGTAACTTCGCTCAATTTAATTTGCACTACTTGGTCATCAACTTTAGCAGTCAATGATTTCAATGTTTTTCGTAATTTTGTAACTTCTTCATTAACGAATGTCTTGAGTTCAGTACCTTCTGATACTGAATTGATATAGTTACGTAATAATGACTTTTGACCTTCGTTTAAAGTCGAGTATTTAGTATTAAATTTATCAACTAAAATTTTATATGATAATAATCTAACTTCTTTGTCTTGCTTAACAAATTCAGCCATTTCATTTAATGGAGCCGATTTTTTTACATCTTTACGTACTATATGCTCAACAATTGTATATCGATTTTGTACAGCTTCTACTGGGTTATCTGCAATTGTATATTCAAAAAGTTTATAAATTGCTGCTAATGGTTTGTAATTATTAACTTTTGATTTAAAGAAATCTTCTAATACATAAGACTCTTTAATATCTTTAATTAAGTTATATTTTTGACGATTAAGTGCAGATTGGTTTAATTGTGTACGTGCAGCCAATACCGCTTCAATCAAATGATTGGCTTTTTCTTCTTTATTAAATTGTTCCTTAACTAAAGTTTGATATAAATTAAGCTCTTTGGCTAATTCGGTTGACTTTGAAAAGTATTTTTTAATTAACGGTATTGCCTTCGAATCTGAATTGTTCAAAGTATCCGACGCTACTTGTCGTACTAATAATTCAAAAAGTACGCCAGTATTTTTAAACTTTGAGTGCTTTAAATTTTTCATTCTAGGCTTATTGTTTCTTTAATAATAAATATGACATCTTTGATCTTTTAAATTTCTTCTGGAAAGATATTATTCTCATCCATAATACTAGCGTTTTCAGCTAATAATGACTGTTTATTTGTCATTAACTTCGATAATCCATATTTTTTGACAATGTCTACCGATTCATTACTAGTTGAACGAGCATTTTTCCAGGCAACTTTTCCGATTGGGTCATAGCCTCTCGGGTGTGCTTCGCTATTATATTTAATAGGCTCTTTCGGTCTTCCAGCTCCTTCCCAGCCACCTTCAGGTACTTCAGGAGTATTTCTATTTTTAGACCGCTTATCATATTCTTTTTGAAGTTCTGGATTAATAGCTTCGAATGGATTTCCTCCGCCTTCATCGCCTTCTTCCTCTTCTTTCTTTTTAGCATTTTTAGGATCTGCAGGATCTTCACCTTCTTCTGCAATTTTAGTCATCCTAAATGTATCTTTTTGATCTTTAATAATTTCCTTTTCTAAACCAACAATTTCATCTTCGTTAAAGTTAAATATATTTTTAAAGATCCAATCTCTAGAGATAATTTTACCCTCTAACATTGATTTAGCTAAGTCGACTTTGCTAGTATATAAAGTTAATTTTTCTTGCTCATAAATTGTCGACGGAGATGTCATTGTTAGCTCGAAGTCTAACAATTCAGCGTCGTCATATCCTTGCGAATATAAATGAATAATAGCAATTTTATGAAGTTCAGAAATTATAATTCTTTGAATTTTTTCAATAGTGCGAGCAAATCTAACATCTTCTGCTGCTAATGTAGCTTTACCTGATAGACCTTCTTCATAACCCAAAAATGCTTTTGGCACTTTAAGGGCTGACATCATTCTATTCTTTAAATATTCAATATCATCGATGCCGGTAAATTCCATACCTGCTAATGTATCAATTTCGGTTCCAGACTGACCACCCCTGACAGGTAAGAAATAATCTTCCAACATGTTTTGCATATTGAATTTAAGATTATATTCGCCTGTTTGTTGATCGACATACGGAGTCTTTCGCATTTGGTTAATAATGCGCTGCATATAACTGTCAACTTCAGCAGGTGGAATATTTCCTACATCAATTTTAAAAATACGCTTTTCTGGTGCACGCATAATTCTGTGAATAAGCATTGCATCCTCCATTAATGTTAATTGCTTCCATACCTTACGGGCTGGTTCGATCATTGATTTTCCGTATGGAAGGAAATTTGAATCGGTTAAATTGCGAAAGTGTGCAATTTCATAATTTTCAAATGTAATATTTCCGCCGCCTAATTGTTTAAATTGTACGTGATATGGGTTTTTTGGATCCATACCCTCTTCGCGTATAACTTCATATGCAGACAATGGCACGACATTTACAATTCCAATTTCTTCTTGTATATCTAACTTTAAATAAAAGTCTCCGTATTTACACATATTACGGACCCATGGCCATAAATTGAATTCAATATTTAAAATATCATAAAATAAATTATAAAGAATTTTTTTGATATTTTCATTGTTGCTGTTAATACGCAATACATCGCCGAAGTCGTCTTTCATTACTGTTTCGTCTGCATAAATGTCTAATGCAGAAGCAATAATTGAGTCTTGATCCATAACTTCATAATCCGTATACAATTCTGTTTTTGAAGAAAAGTAATTATAATTTGGATTATATGTATTCATGGAATTCGTATGAGTATTTCCATGTAAACGCGTATAGCGGTCAATAAACTTTGAATTATGAGCGTTTCCTGTAGACTGTAAATGGTCATTATCCACCACTCTAAGTTTATCTTTACCTACGCGGCGCACAACAACATTAGTATTAAAGAGACGTTTCAGTCGCCCATATAATGTTTTATCTGCCATATTATTTTATATTTTAAATAAATATCAAATTTTAATAGAACCTGGTTATTTTATTAACCACGTTAAATCTTCATCCATTCCGGTGTGGCCCGTTGGCATAGTCCATCCTGAGCTTTTCATCATTCCAGCATTACTATTATATGCGCCCGAACCTTTACCAAAATAATCTAATGTTTTTCTATGCATTTCAATTCCTTGTTGACGCAATTTTAACGCCGTATCTCTAATCCATAATGCAGTTGAAAAAGACATAACAAGGTCATCATTATATCCATGTTGCGCTTCGGCTCGAGCTCCATTCCAAATAAAAACATAGAGCTCATCAATTAATCTTTTCGATCGAATTACTGGAACTCTTTCCCTTGTATACGTATCTAATTTAGATATAACAAGCGGTCTAGTTCTTGATGTCATAGAGAACCCAGGAACCATTTGTGATGTATCTTTTAAGTCAATATATCTTGCTAATTGTTGTGATACGTCTGACACTGATCCATCTTTAGGAGAATAATATAAATTTTTATAGCCCCGGTCAATTGCAACTTGTATTGTAGCCCAGCCAATATTGGCATTTTCAATTACTAGTAATGCATCATTATATTCAGTTGCAATATTAACTAATAAATTGCCATAATCTTTGGTACTAATTTGTCCTTTATATTCTGCAACTTGAGTAACAGATTCAACTTCAACAACATGGAATGCTGAAAAGTCTGCGCTGTCGCCACGAGCAACGTCAGCTACTACAATATAATCTTTACCATAATCTGCTTGTTCCCAGATCCAAAGATTTTGGTCCATATACCGTTTTTCAATTGGGTCTTGGACTGTTGTTTGACCATACCATTGAATTAATGGACCGTCGACAACTGTCATACCTGATGAAATAAAGTCACAATCACATTCTTGTGCAGCTCCTTTTGGTCCTAATAATTCATCTTGTTTATCACGCCAAGCTTGATCTCGCTCGGGGTGGACATCCCATTTTAATCTAATAGTATTAAATCGATTTTGACCTGTCTCAGCGCCTACCCATGTTTTATGAAAGAAGTTACCAGTACCATTTGGTGTTGATAATATAATTGCACCGCCACCCGTTGCTAGGGTCTGTTGCGCTGATATCCAAATTTCTTCTACATTAGAAATAAATGCGGCCTCATCTATAATCAATAATGACAACGCTTCTGAACGACCTGAGTCACCTGACGATGAAGTTGCTTTAATTTGTGATCCATTATTTAATCGCAGTGATAATTTATTATCTTCTACTGTCGGTAATTTTAACCAGGATGGTAGATACTCATACATCACCTTTACTTTAAGTACTAAGTTCTTGGCTACCTCTTGTTTAGTGGCAATAACTAGGATATTTTTATCACTAAAAAATGTCATTAACCAGAGTGCATATCCCGCAGAAAGTGTTGATATACCTAATTGACGTGATTTTAAAATAACATTATAATCATGATCACGTAAATCATGTAATGCATTTTCCTGAAATGGGTATAAATGAAATGGTATCTTTCCTTTTTGAGGATGTTGAATTTGGCAGTATTTTTTCATGAAATGTGCTGGATCTGCCGCACATCGCTTATACTCCTGTTTAATTATATCGCGTAAAGACGCTTGATTGTCTGCCATAACATATTATTTTCTAAACGATATTTTCCAAAGCATCGTTCCGTATATATAAGGATCTAATTGTGAATTAATTCCAAATCCTAATCCATATACTTTATCTTGTTTTGTTTTTAATAAAGCATTACCTCCAATTAATAAATTATCAGGCAATTGCATTCCCAAACTTCCACCCAAATAAAATTGAGTATTTAATTCTTTTAAAAAGGTATTTGTTTGAATTTTATTAAGTCTAGCATCATATTGTCTAGATAAAATTCCGTTCTGAGTTATTGAGTCTAATATTGCAATATAACCTAAAGAATCTTTTAAATTTAAAGTATCTTTGTAAATATTAATTGCAAAATAATTTTTAAGTATTGCGGCTGTATCAACATCTGCGGGTACTTCGACATACACAGGAACGTCTCTATAAATAACTTCTCCTGGTTTATATACGGTTTGAGTTACTAGTTTAATAATAGTGTCACGCTTAATGACTTCGTATTTCTTGCCCTCAATTTTAATAATTTCCTTCTCACCTTTAACTGGCCCAGTGCAAGAACGCTGTAATAATATGATAATTACCAAAATGGCAATTACCAATAAAGAAAAATTTTTCTTAATAAATTTTAGGATATCCATAAAGTACTAGGTTATATTAAATAAATATACAACTAGTAATTACTTAAGATATTGTAGCTGGTGGAGAAGGTGCTACTGTTGCTCCTGTTTGAGCAGCCGGAGACCCTGCTGTCGCTACTGGCTGTCCTGGAGGAGTAATTACTGTAGCAGATTTGATATAAGTGTCAATAGCCGTTGCTAAATCTTTTGCCAATTCCTTTTGTGCGCCGTTTAAATCTCCGCTTGTATTATTTGACATACGCTTAAAGGCAGCATATATTTGTCGTTCCAAAACTGTTTTTACCAATGGCATATTATTTGTCTTTAACAGGACCGCCTTCGATCCAAGCATTACACGTTCTTGAGCCAGCACACTTAAATTTATGCATTGTACAATATCCCAATTTACCGGCTTCAATAGTATCCCAAGCGTCTTGTTGTGCTCCTTCGGTATCGTCAAATTCTGGAGCTTCAACTGCTGCACCTTTTGGCTCTTCCCCTTCTAATGCAGCAGGCACATCTACTCCGCCCGCAGGGCCTACTAATCCTTTTTCAATACAGGCCAACATTCTAGAAGTAATACTAAATGCGGCACATGAATTGCATCTGGCAGATTTAACTTCGTCAATATCCTCAATTTTCCATAAAGCAGCTTTCTTTTTCCAAAATTTAATATTTGGATTGTTCGGGTTTAATGGACCATATCCATATCTGTCAATAGCAACTTGTCGGTTTTTAATATTTACTTCACCGTTTTGAGTCGCTACTGGACATTTAAATTCTCCGTCAGCTTCTTTTAGTAAATCTGCTAATTTAATCATATTATTTAATTTTGATAATAGACTCTTTAAGCATATTATCTAATTTTTTATTTACTGATTCTTTTTTCACATCAGTACTTTTTGGGTCGATCAAGTTAACTGATCCTCCAGCCATTTTCTTTCCCCATTGTTCTGAACCGCTAACGCCAGGCTGAGGCATTGAACTTCTTTCAGGAGCCCAACTTTCTGGTTTAGAGTTTTGAATCATAGCTTCTACATTCTCAGCAATTCTAGTAGCAATGGCTTCGTCAGATTCATACCCATTAGCATTCCATACTTTACGAGCTTTGTCTTGTAACTCATCCATTACGAATTTTTTAGTTTTATCTGGAGTAAATTCTAATAAATTTCCTGCCTTTAAATTGGCATTAATTGTTTTAGTTGCTCCGGCGTCAACTGCAATTGCAGTATGAATAGCTTTTAAAATATCTTTAGGCTCAAATTTACCAGTAACATTAATTGATGGAATTTTCGCATTTGGCTCGGCTGCGTAAACTTGAGACCAACGATGGTGACCATCTAAGATAAATTCTGCATTATATATAATAATTGGCTCTGGAAATTTTGCTTTTCCTTTAAGGAATCCGTCTAAAGAACCATATTGATCAGTACAAATATTTTTTAAACTCTCTTCAGCTCCAATTTCATTTTGCGTGGGCTTTAAAACTTTTGCAAAATAAGTTGCTTTAGATACAGTAAACTTTTCATCTCTAGGCTTTCCGTCAGTCGTTCCAGCTCTAAGAACTGCTGCTACCTTTGGATCTGATTGGTATTTTTTAAGTAATGAAACATATGCCTCAACTGAACTGTCTTGGAACGCAGCTGACAAATCATCTAATTTGTCTTGAGTCTCGTCTTCTTTAAGATTTGCTAATTTTGTAAATCTTTCTTTCATATAAGCTGACTCTCGAATAATAATATCTAATGTCTTTTGACATTCAGTCTGGAAGTCTTTTAAATATTTTTTAGCCTCGTTCTTTTTACCTTCTTTCATAGCATCAATCGCATCATATAAATGAGCTGCTTCTCTATGGTAATTAACGTCGGTAAAGTCTTCGACGATTTTTTCCATTAACTCTAAGCTATCAGTAATTTTAAGGTCAATGCCGGCCTGCAACATATCTTCATATGCAAAGTCTTGAGACCATCCTTTTCCTGGAGTATATCCTTCGTTTTGTTTCATGATTAATATCTTTAATATAAATATCTAATTACCAAAATCCACAAGACCAATAGCGGGCTTTCCATCTTGGACCAGGATTGTCACAATTATGTCTAGCTCTAAATGACTTGCGCCTCTCTGGATTATTCTTTTTAATTTTCATTCCAGGTTCGCCGAAGCCTACTTTTACGACATTGCCTTTGTCATTTTTAACATATACGGCACGTTTTCTAGGTCCTCCTGGAGTATAAAATGGTTTGCCTAATTTAACTTTTCGACCTCTATATTCAGCCTCTTCAAGCTCTTCGGCTTCATTTACTTTTTTTTTGATTCTTTTAATTTTTTCAAATCGCCAACTACTAAATCTGTCGGAGATGCTTTAGGTAATTTATTCTTTTTAGTATAATCACCCATATCAACACCTTTTTGTTGCTCTTTAGTGCCATTAGCCATCATATCTAGCTCTTTTTCATTTTGGCGAAAATCTTCAATTTCATTTTCAAACCAACCTGCTCTCATTGCAGCGACATTCATAGCTTGAGCTACTTTATCTTGATCATAGTCTTCGAATTTATCAAATGCTAATTGATAGAACTCGTCCCAATCAGAGTCTTCTGCTAATCCTTCTAATTTCTTTTTATTTGATTCGAAGAATTTAAATACTTCTTCATCGACGGATACCGGCTCTTCTGTCGCCTCTTTTACAATTCGACGAACTGCTAACCGAACAACATGCTCTTGAACTACATGATCTAATAAATCATATAATTCTTCTGGCTCTTTTTCTAAAATTTTATGAAATGCAGCATCAGCAGCATCCGCCGCATCTTCAGCAGCTTTTAGAATTTTATGTTGCTTAATTAATGCTGGTTTAAGTTTTTCTTTTTTAGCCGGATCAGTGGCTTTTACAAAAGCATCACGAAGAGTCATCATTTTTTCTTCTTCTGTCTGCATCGCTAACATTTTAGCGTGAAGATCTTCGGTTGCTTTTTTTAATTCCTTAGAAATATTTGGAGTCATTTTATTTTTTATTTAAATGAGTTAATAACACGCCTCCTAATGCAGTTGCGTGATTAAGTAAATGATTAAGTGTATCTTCGTCTAATTTAGTTTTTCTTTTCGTATAGTCAACTCCTAATGTACCGATAAACCTGCCATCAATAGTTTTAATAGCAAATAAATATCCTGACTTACATCCCGTATCTTGTGCGATATACTTTAATCCATATGTAGCAATTTCGTCATCTTTGTAATCAGGTATTGCTATCATTTCACTTTCTAACAATTCATTTATTGATTTTGTAAATAAATTTACTGGGATGTTTTGAAAATTTGACTGTATTGAATTTGTGTTACTAGAAACAGTCTCATAAAAAATGCTAAATTTGGCTATTGACTTTCCGGTTGGATAAAAGTGACCGCCATTATGAAATTGGGTAATCCAAACTCTGTCGGCCTTTACTTCATCTTTAATACTCTCTATCTTCAAAGTAATTAAATTACCTACTTCGACAGCGTCAGTTACCATATCACGCTTAGCATTTTTCTTTTCCATATAGTTTCGTACTAATAGTACAGCTACTGGACCCGCAACACCCGTTAAAAACGCAACAACTACTGGTGTAAATTCTATCATTATAGTTCTTCTTTATGTTTGAGTTTATGTATAAAGTTTTGTTTAAATTCTGCAAAATCAGCTTCTATTTTAGTAGCTAATTCATCAGCATTCATACCACCTGACCATTCTTCAATCGTGCCATCTGCATTTGCGAATGTCAATGGATTGCGAAATGCTTCTGCAATTTCTTTGGCTTCTTGCTCGGCATCTTTAAGCCAAGCCTCTGCATTACGCAATACACGATCTCGTTCATAATCTTCATATTTTCCCTCAATACGTAGATTATGCTCAAATTCAATTTGGCAGTCAAAACAATGACCTTCTAGTTTCCAAAACTTTTTATCCAAATTTTTAGTCATTGACTGACTACATTTTGGACAATTAGACGGGACTTTTGAAGCATTAATTAGTTCCCTAATTTCGTCGAGCTTTCCTTTTTTAATTTTAAATCCAGCCCGCTGCTCCCATTCAATTCCATCATCATCAACCCAAACCTCACCGATTTCTCGCTTAAGAGATTCTTTCGTTTTAGAGGCATTTGTAAAAGAAACAGATTTTTTGGTTTGCATTTTATGCGTGCCATCTAGCATCTTTTTAATTGCTTCTATATTTCGTAACTTTGACATAAACTTAAATTTATTAATAAATATTTTACTTTCTAAAAGATGTCGCTAATCCACCTAAAATGAATTTTCCGGTAATTTTAAACGGCTCTTTATAGATTGATTTATCTCGAATTACGATTCCTTCGTGATCTGTAACAGGCCCTAGGGGAGATTCTAATTTTTCTAGTACAGCATCTCCCATTTTCATTGTAGCCATATAAACTGCAAACCCATCTATTGCTGCTTGATAATCTTTAGGATCTGCAATATATTCACTTAATGGGGTACCATCTGAAATTTTAATTAGTACGTCTTTTGATAATGCAGCAATTGTTTTGCCGTCGACTGTTTTAATATTTTGGTCAGGTACTTTTGCGTTTGATAACCATTGAAGAAGAGTTTTTGTTTCTTCCTTTCCGCCGCCGTAATTAATAGTATACTTTTGATTTAATACGCTTCCAAAATTAGGTTTACCTTTTAATTCCGTGGGTACTGAACCTAATACTTCGTAGCCTTGTTTTTTCGCAGAAGGTGCTAAATTATTTAACAATTCTTGCATTGCAGTTTCGTCAAACTTAATTTCTTTAGTACCTCTGCGCTTTGGAGTTACTTGTTCAATTTCTAATAATCCGTGTACTGCTAAGAAATTTTTACTATATGAAAGCACATTTGTCGATCCAGCAACATATTCAATATTAAATAAGATATTTGGGTTATCCCATAATCTTAATTTTTTTAATGCTGGAGTAATTTTAGGAATTGCATCATTAAATATGTCTAATACCTTTCCGCCTACTTTAATCATTCCATGACCTTCACCAAATCTATCTAATAATTCAGCTTTCGTGATGCCTTTGACATCTAAAGGTTTATTCGACCCACGGTCCATTACAAATTGTTTTCTTCCGTCTAATTCAACAAAACGAATAGAAGCATTAACGCCGTCGATCTTAACTGATGCCGGTCCTTTCTCTAAATATTTAACGGATTGGTCAAATATCTTAAGTAAGTCTTTACCTGATTTAACCCAATCTACATTAAACGGATGCGCCATATGACCTCCAGCTCCGCCTTCAGTTAATAATGACTCTTTTAAATTTAAATTTGCAAATGCCGACGGAGTGATATATTTTTCAGCTTTTAGTAATTTTATCAAAATAGCTACAATCGTGCCAGCTGGCATAACAGCTACTGCAGTAAGACCTACACTCTTAAGTAAGTCTTTCATTTGGTCTCCGATTTGTTTTTTATCTGAATCAGTTAAGTCAATTTTACCCATTGCAGCTTTTGCTAATAATACAAAAGCTTCTTTTGTTTCTCGACTTTCTTGTTTAATAGCTCCTAAGATCTTTTTAAACTTATTTTTTACTTCACTAAATTTAATAGCTTCGTTAACTTCTTCATTTAAATTAAGTGACTCTGCCCACCATTGTTTAGTAAACGTTGGTGTTTCTTTTTTTACCTCCATTGGTATTTTGTTTTTAAATTTCATAACTTCTGATATTGATAATTTTGATTCAGAAAGCGATTCTAATTTATCAAATACCATATTTGCTGTCTTCGGTTCGTGCCAACCAAATACTGCTTTAAATAAATTTACTTTCTGTGCTCTAGGAATTTTTGCCCCTAAGGCTTTTCTTAAACTAGTGCCAGACATTTCTCCATACCCAGGAATATTAATTCGAACGTGTGGTGCTACAACTAAATATCCATGAGTATCAAACCCTTGAAGATTTGATTTATTTTTATCGTATGCTTGAAAATATGACGCTGATCCATCCTTTTTTGGTTTCATTGCAAACCTAGGATCTTCCTGCATATCTTTTGCACCAACCATAAATACCACAGCAGTTGTCTTTGGATCGAACTTGCCTAATATCTCCTCCGCTTTATATGGATTCTTCACCTGTACAAGCCTGCCCTTAAACCCATAATTACTTATGATGTCGCTTTTGTCTTTGAAAGAAAAAGGCGATTTTGGTA